AGTTAAGACCTCATGGTAAGATATATGGTTGTAATGCTTTGTATCGAGACTTTACACCTGATGTACTTGTTGCAGTAGACCATGGCATATGTCATGAGATATACAATAGTGGTTATTGTCAAAAGAACGAGGCATGGTTTAGAGACTGGACAAAAGTACCTGCTATGCATTATGACATGATGATTTATAGTAGTATTGATAAAATTGCCAGAGATGAAATAAAAGAATATTATGATAAACATATTGAAAACGAAAGAACGAATGCTGAAGAATTTGTATTTCATGGTTCTAATTTATCAGGTCTTGCAAACATAATTAAAAGTGGTAAGGCAAAAGGTAAAACAAAAGAGGTTATACAAAAACAAATAAATCATTCATCAATTAATGTCAGTTGGATTAATCAACCTGATTATTCAAACAACATAACAGACTTGATAGAAAATTATAAAAAAGATTTAGGATGGGCTGCAGGACCAACAAGTGGTAGAATTGCAGTAGAACAAATAAAAGAATTGAAAGAAATTTATCTATTGGGTCATGATTTAGAAAGTTATAACCATTTAGTAAATAATATTTACAAGGGTACGACTAACTATGTTGCAGAACAAAATGGTAAAACACCTTGTGAAAATTGGATTATACAATGGGGTGCTTTGTTTACTGAATATAAAGACATTAAGTTTTATAAAGTAAATGAAAAACCTGTGGGTACCAGAGACCCTATAAATTGTGTAGTAGATTTATGGAAAAACAATAAGAATGTTGAATATATTACATACTCAACCATGCTTGACAAACTCAAATAAATGGTATATAATGAGTGTAACTATTATAAATAGTACTGTAGCAATGCTACAAATACGAAAATATAAGACATATAACAATACAATAATACGGAGGATAATATGGACTTTGAATCATTAAAAACATCATCTAGTGGTTTTGATAAACTAACTAAGGCACTAGAAGAAAACCTCAATCCTGAGGATTCAAAAAAATCTAATAAGTACCAAGATGAAAGACTGTGGAAACCAGAACTTGATAAAACAGGTAATGGATATGCAGTACTAAGATTCTTACCAGCAACATCAGGTGAAGATATGCCATGGGTCAGAGTATGGTCTCATGCATTTCAAGGACCAGGTGGTTGGTATATTGAAAACAGCTTAACTACACTAGGTCATAAAGACCCTGTTAGTGAAGAAAATACTAGACTATGGAATACAGGTGTTGAATCAGATAAAGGCATTGCTAGAAATCGTAAGAGAAAATTATCTTACTATTCAAATGTTCTTGTTGTATCAGACCCAACACATCCTGAAAATGAAGGACAAGTAAAACTGTTTAAGTTTGGTAAAAAAATATTTGATAAGATAACAGAGGCAATGCAACCTCAATTTGAAGATGAATCACCAATCAATCCATTTGATTTCTGGAAAGGTGCAAACTTCAAACTGAAAATTAGAAAGGTTGATGGTTTCTGGAATTATGACAAATCTGAATTTGAGGGTGTTTCTGCTATCGCTGATAATGATGACAGTATCAAGGCGATATGGGAGAAACAATATCCTTTAAATCCATTCTTAGAACCTAGTAATTTTAAATCGTATGAGGAACTCAAAGAGAAACTTCATAGAGTAATTTCAGGTACTAAGTCTACAGATACAGTAGAAAATGTAGACCTCCCATCCACATCTACTGCTTCTGTCAAAAGTACAAACAGCGCCCCTATAGCGTCTGCTACTAGTGAAAGTGATGATACACTTGATTATTTTTCAAAACTAGCAGAAGAATAGAGGTATACTCTCTCCGCTGTTAAAAACTTTAGGGCATATCTAGTAATAGATATGCCCTTTTTTGTATAAATAGTATCATGGCAAAATCAATATTTGATAAGATAACAGACCAAAGAGGTGGTGCTCAGAAATCATCTACATGGTATAGAAATGCAGTATCATCTTTAGGTGATAGTGTAACTGCTAGAAAACTGTATAATCAAGGTAAGATTAATCAAAGACCTTCATTAGGTAGATTAAATCTATTTTTCTATGACCCAAAGTTTAAAGAGAAGTTACCATACTATGATACTTTTCCATTAGTGTTGCCATTAGAAGGATTTAGAGGTGGGTTTTTAGGTATGAACTTTCATTATCTAACACCTACAATAAGATTTAGATTGTTAAATCAATTACAAAGATTTGCTACAAATAGTAAAATGGACAGAACAACAAGATTAGATGTAAGTTATCAGAGAGTTGGTGGTTTATCAAGAGTAAAACCTACAATAAAAAAATATCTATATTCACAAGTTAGGTCAGGATTTATGAGAATTGATTTGCAGGATGCTCCTACAGCAGTATATCTCCCGGTTCAACAATTCAAAAAACGAAGTGCAAGTTATGTATACGGACAAAGTAGAGGTTAAATATGGCAATTTTTAGAGGAGGGGTAAAAATATTTGGTTCAGATGTTAGAATAGGTATCAACAGAGATAGGTCCTTAGATAACATTTTACTAGACCCAAGATTTAGACAGATAGAAGGTGGTGTAGTACCTGATAATCCAGATTTACGCTCAACAAAACCAGCATTAATAAATCAAATGTTACAATACATTATGCAAGGGGAAGGACTTGGTAGGTCAGGAAGATTTTATACTTCATTTAGATTACCAACAGGTTCAAGAGGACCTGAAATGGGTTCAGAAGAAGAATTTGAAAATTTTGAAAATGCAGACGGATTACCTGTTGAGACAAGAGGTTTTGCAACATCAGACCTAAATCAACAAATACAAAATCAAGACGGTAGAAGGGTAAATGCCTTTTGTAAAGGCATAACTATGCCTGATAGAACAATGACAACAACACCTGTAATAACAGGACCAGGCGCCCCTAGACATATTGTAACAGACCATACATATGGTGATTTATCAGCAACATTTTATGCAGATAAGTATTTAAGAGAAAGACAATATTTTGAATTATGGCAAAAAGCTGCTTTTAATAGTTTATCTAATAACTATGAATTTTATGATAATTATGTATCAGACATAGACTTATTTAATCTAGGACAATTTGCTAACTCATCAGGTTCATCTGAAGACCCAAGTGCTAGAGATGATTTAACACATGGTGTAAAACTGTATGACTGTTACCCTACAAGTATAGGGGCACCATCACTTTCATATGATAATAATAATGTTATAGAATTTACTGTAACATTTAAATATAGATATTGGCAAAACTATTTTATTACTAAGACTGCTGATGTGGCACTTGGTGATGGTGGTTTTGATAAATCAATTGCAAATGACCCAGGCAGACTAAATCCAGGTGGTGGTCTACTAGGTGGACTGTTACAATTATTACCACCTGAACTAAGAAGAGCAGGACAAGGATTATTAGGTGATTTGAAACGAAGAATACCTATAGGAGATTTAACAGGCGGAAGAGTATTTCCACCATTTTTTTAATATAATGTGAGGATATTATGGCATTACCAAAAGTAGAAATACCGACTTATGAATTGACTTTACCTTCAAGAGATGAAAAGATAGGGTTTAGACCATTCACGGTAAAAGAAGAAAAAATATTAATGATAGCAAGTGAATCAGAAGATGAAAAAGAATTGATTCGTGCTGTAACAAGAATTATTAGTGCATGTACTTTTGAAAAAATAGATGTAAATAAATTACCTCTATTTGATATAGAGTATATATTTTTACAAATTAGAAGTAAATCTGTAGGTGAGATTGCTTCATTTAAAGTAATATGTCCTGATGATAATAAAACTTATACTGATGTTGAAGTAGATATTAGCAAAGTAGAGGTACAAGTAGATGATGACCACACTAATAAAATTATTGTGGATGAAAATAGAAAGTTAGGTGTAGTATTTGCATATCCAACACTTGATATATCACAGGTTGGTGTGAACTTAAATAATGTGAAGACAGAGGATGTATTTGAAATATTGATAAACTGTGTAGACCATATATTTGAGGGGGAAAAGATATATCCAGCAAAAGATAGTAGTAAAGAAGAACTAACAGAATTTTTTGAAAATTTAAGTCAAGGTGCTTTTGTTGATATACGAAAGTTTTTTGATTCAATGCCTCAATTAAAATGTGAAGTAGAAGTGGAGAACCCTAAGACAAAAGTTAAAAGTATGGTAACCTTTAAGGGGTTATCTGATTTTTTTCAATATGCCTCTCCCACAACAACCTAGAGGCCTATTATGAAACGAATTTTGCACTTATGCAACATCATAAATATAGATTAGAAGAATTAGAAAATATGATACCATGGGAAAGAGATATATATGTAACTATGCTTATTAATCATATTAAAGAAGAAAACGAGAGAAGAAAACGAGAACAGGAGAAGATGTCATGATACCAATGGAACTTATTAGTATGGGCGCCTCTACAGTCCTTGGTGTTATATTATACAACAAGGCACAAAAAGGTAAAGATGAGGCAGAAAAACAAAAGATGATGATGGAGAGGGCAGGTTTTGCAGCTCAACAAATAGATAAAGCTAGAGATGTTACCGATTCATTCACAAAGAACACAAGGAGATGGATTGCTTTAATGTGCGTATTTGCAATTTTAGTATTACCTAAACTTGTATTTTTAATTGCACCTGAAACACCAATATATGTTGGTTACACAGAGGCAGTGCAACAAGGATTCTGGATATTTGCAAGTAGTGGAGAAATGACAACATGGAAACCTTTAAATGGTTTAGTTATAACACCACTTGACACACATGTGGTGTCCTCAATAATCGGACTATACTTTGGAGGCTCGTTGGTTAGAAGATAATGGCACACGCTGTAATACCAGAAGAAGAACTAAAACCTATCGTAGATAGTATGAAGAAGGTATTTTCTCCTATTTTTAAGATTGGTCCTGCTGTAATTAAAATACCACAGGAATTAAAAAGAATAGGTGATAACCTTAGAGAAGATGTATCTAGTGGTGTACCTGAAAGATTTGAAAGAGCTTGCGATAAATTAGAAGACATGAATGAAAAGTTTGTTATGGACTTTGGTGGTAAGGTTTTATCACAGGTAAAAGAATCAAGAGATATTGCTAATCAACAAGTAGAAAGATTACTAAGAGAAGGCATACCTGCTGTTGTTACTGAAACTAATGAGGTAAGAATACTTAATGAAAAAGAAGTATTAACAGAACAAGTAAAATTACTTAAAACACAAGATAGAATAGAACAACTACAGATAGAAAGAGAAAAATTATCTAAACAGGCAATGCAAGGTGAAGAAGGTTCACAAGAAAAACTTCTTAAAGTCTTAGACAAAATTGAAAAGTATCAACAGATAGAGCAACAAAGAATAGAAAAATTGCCTCAACAAATGATACCAAGAAAAGGTGAAGGTGAAGATGGTGAAGACTACATGCCAGGACCTGTAGGTGAATTTTTTGGAAGTATAAAAGACACATTATTATCTCCTATAACAGCATTTCAAGAATTAGGTACTACAGTAAAAGAATTTGCAAAACCATTTAGTGGACTTGTTGCAGGTGCAAAAGAACTTGGTGGTGATGATGGCAAAGGTGGTATCTTATTCTTTTTAGGTAAAACACTTAAACTGGTAGCTGCATATATAATGGCTTCATTAATAGTACCTCTACTTGCACTTGCAACACCTCTTGCTATTGTAACAGGTGCTTTTGTAGCAATTAAAACAGCAATAGAACTAGTAATTAAGGCATTTACATCTGCTTATAATTTTATAGCAGGTTTTGTTCCTGGTATGGATAAAATAGGTCAATCTGATGATGAAAAGGTTGTTGAAAAAGTAAAAGATAAACCTAATGCTCAATTGACAGATGATGAACTAGCTAGTAAATCAAGAATTGCAGAAAGAACTGCTGATGAAGGTGATAGAAGTGGATTTAAATATGATTTCTTTACAGGCAAAAGTAAAAGAGAGATGGCAGATGAATTGAAACAACAACAAGACATGAGAACTGCCCTGGAAGATAAAACATCAAATCCATTAATGAATATTATTAATAATCAGACAAATAGTAGTACTACAGTAGAAACAAAAGTTTCACCAAGTCCATCTAGAATGGAACCAGAAGCAGTACAATAATTAGTTTTTAATATTTAATTCTTTTTCGGTCATTATAACAAATTCAAGACCATTATCAGAACAATATTCTTTTGCAGATTTCCATTTAGATATATTCTTAATGAAAGTTAATTGCTCTTGAAGATATCTTTTAGTTTTACGAGAACGAGGTTTGGGTGGTTTGCATTGAACAGCAGGTTTAATCTCAATCATAAGTTTTCTACCATCAGACATCTTAACAATAAAATCAGGATAGTATTTATGTATTCTTTTATCAACAGGACTTAGATATGGTACAAACATTTCTTCACTTGCCCATTGAACTATATGTGGATTGTTATCACAATGTTTCATGAACTTCTTTTCCCAAGATGAACGATATTGTATATTACTTGAATTGCCAACATATTTCTTAGGATTCTTAGGTTTAAACAATCCTTGATGTGGTGCCTTGTAAGTTTTATTCTTTTTTGATGATATCATATGACTATTTATCTTATAAATATAAGTAATAACAAGAGGTAACTATGAGTATACTTAGAAACATGTCCAATCTATTATTTGGACAAACAAATACCACACAGAACGAGACATCACAAATGTTGTCTGCTCGTATGAAAGAATCCTCATCACTTGATTTAAATAATAGTGATATACAACCTTTAGAGGCAGACCCATTCAATTTTAAATATTTTCATTATCCACAAGAGGTGGGTAATTTAGGTGATGGCCATTATATACAGTTTGACATACTAGAAAATGTAAAATCAAAACTAGTAAATCCTACTACTGCTAATCAAGATTTAACATTAGGTGTAGATACACAAGATGTAGATTCTGCTTATGGTGAATTAGTAGATGATGTTTTTAGTAAAGCTAAAGAAAGTTTAGGTTCATGGTTTGAAGATTTGGTGGCAACTGATGATAAGAAAAATGTTAATTATTTAAAGAAAACATCTGCTAATCAAGTACAAAAGAATAAAAAGATTTCACAAATGAAAAACAAACCTAGAGATAGATTTGAAGACACACATTCTCAAAAGGCAACACAAAGTATTATACTATACACTCCAAGTGATACCAAGTTTTCATATCAAGCGAGTTATGATAATGCAGAAACAGGAATGATAGGTGGATTTTTAGGTGATACAGGTGGTAACCTTGCAGACGGTATGACAGGTGAGACATTAGGAAGAATTGCCCAAATGGCAATACAAGGGGCAGCTGAAATGTTTGCACCAGGAATTGATGCAGCTATTAATAGAAAATCAGGTATGGCAATGAATCCTAATTTAGAGATGGCATTTAAATCTGTTCCGTTTAGGAGTTTTAATTTTAATTTTGATTTTGCACCTAAGAATGAAAAGGAATTAGACCAAGTACATAAAATTATAAAACTATTTAAGTTTCATATGTTACCATCATTAACACCTAACGAATCATTTTTTATAAGTCCATCACAGTTTCAATTAATGTATATGTATAGACAAAACGAAAACACATATATACCTAAACTTGCAAAATGTGTATTGACAAGTATGGATGTTGATTACTCACCAGGTGAAAAGTTTACAACACTAAAACCTATGAAAGACGGTGCTTCACCACAACACATGAAAATTACATTACAATTTACTGAAATGTCAATAATAACAAAAGAAACAGTAGCAGGTGGATATTAATGTACTTTAATAATTTCAGAAAAATATCTTATAGTTTTAATAAAAAAGATTTTAAATCAGTTACAGATATAATGTCAAGAGTAAAGGTACGAGATGGCATTATGGATAATGTAAGTTTGTATAATAAATATGAAGTTAAATCAGGAGAGACACCAGAGAATATCGCATTTAAACATTTTGGTGACCCAGAGTTACATTGGGTAATACTTCTTACAAATAATATTCAAGATAGATATTATGATTGGCCAATGTCAGAACAGGAATTTGAAGTTTTTATAAAAGACAAGTATGCTAATCCAGATGGCATACATCATTATGAAATAACACAATCAAGTGGACCACAAACAGGAAATGGTCCTAACGACTACTCACACAAGGTAGAAGTAAATAGTACTGCTTCAGGTGCTACTTCAGTATCTAATAGAGAATATGAACAACGACTACAAGATGAAAAAAGATTAATAAAATTATTGGACACACGATATGTTGATTCTTTTTTAGAAGAATTTATTAATTTGATAAGAGTATAAAATTATGGCAAAAGAATCGGGTTCTTATATACTATCAGACCAGGTCTTACTTACATCCTATATAAGTGGAACAGGTTCAAATGAAGGTATCAGTATCAATGTTAGGCAACTAGTACAAGAGATACAAATATTTGAAGGTATTAATAAACATGTATTAACAGGTCTTATTACACTTGTAGATGGTGCTGGTGTATTAGATGATTTACCTTTAACAGGTCATGAGTTATTATCTTTTAAATTACATACACCTGGATTTTCACCACAAGAAACAAAATATTCTAAAGGATATGATTTCATCAAAAATCCTATGTTCATTTATAAGATTAATAATATAGCTAAACCCACACCAGGTTCAAAGATATATACATTAGAATTTTGCAGTAAAGAAGAAATTAGAAACAGTCAAAGAAAGTTATCTAAGGCATATCATGATAGAATAGATAATTCTGTTAGACTAATATTAAGAACATCATTAGGTTCTCCTAAAGACTTTCATTATGAAAAGACACAACTAAAACCTAAATATGTAATACCTAAAATGTCTCCATTTAATGCTATAAAATTCTTAGCAAAAGAATCAATAGGGCAAATTGCCAATAATTCAGGTTTTCACTTTTACGAAACATCATCAGGATTTCATTTTAAATCATTAGGTGCTATGTTTCATACAGGTGGTGCATATAAACAACCAGTTATGGACTATTTCGATTCACCTAAAACAGATTCAAAACAAATGTATAAGACAAAAGATGGTACACAAGGTAACTTAGGTAAGGTTATTAATTTTAAAATACTAAAAAGATTTGATACATTACATAATATTAGAAAGGGTGTATATGCTAGTAAATTGGTTACATATAATGCATTTAATAAGAAATTTACAGAAGAAGATTTTAGTTATCCACATGAATATGATAAACAAAGACACATGGGACAACTAAAAACTAATTCAGAAACAGTCAATTCAGGTATCATGCCTATATTTAATTTTGAAGATAATAAACTTATGAGTGATTTTGCTGATGGTAAATATATGTTTAAGTCATCAGCAACAGGTATGCATGATACACAAAGTATTGTTGATGGCACACAACAAGCTATTGATACTGTTCCTATAGAAAATACATTACAAAGAAGTATAGCACAGAAACAGGCATTTAATACTATTGTTATAGAACTATTGGTGCCAGGTAATACAGCAGTTAGTGCTGGTGAAGTTATAAATTTCTCTACATTAACAAATGCAGGTGGTGAATCAAAGACACAACAAGAAGACCCTTACTTGTCAGGTAGATATCTTGTAACAGAGGTAAGACATCTAATGCAAGTTAAACAACATGTAACTATGTTAGTATGTGCTAAAGATAGTGTAGGCAAAGAGTATTTGCCTAATGATAAGGAAGTGCTAAATATAAATGAAAAAGGATTGATAGGAACAGATTATGATGAATCTGAAATTCAAGTAGATGAACCTGAAGGTATTTTAGTATGAACAATGAATTTATAGGATTAGATGGTTTTATTTGGTTTTATGGTGTAGTAGAAGATAGAGATGACCCATATCAAATAGGTCGTGTAAAAGTCAGATGTTTTGGACATCATACAGGTAATAAAGATGATTTACCTACAGAAGATTTACCTTGGGCACAAGTTATGTTACCTGTTACATCAGCAGGTATATCTGGTATAGGGCAGACACCACTAGGACTTGTAGAAGGTTCACATGTATTTGGATTTTTTAGAGATGGAGAAGACAGACAAGAACCTGTTGTAATGGGTTCAATGCCAGGTTATCCTG